AGATGGTCTCTACCGTATCATGCTCGGTTCGACCAGATGCCGGGTTTTCCGATATCCTGCGGGCCACTTTCCCCATGGGCAGCATGACGGGCGCGCCCAAATTGAGGGCCATGGAAATTACCGCCGAAACCGAGCCTGTCATGCGCGGACTGTACTCTGGAACGCTGGGTTGGGCCGAGCCCAACGACAGCGCCTCAGCAGTTAAAATTGATGTGTTCAGTGGAGATAGTAAATTAGACAACCACGAGCTTATATCACTTTTTGAAAGACCAAACCCTTCACAATCAGGGATCGAATTTTTTTCATCACTCTATTCGTATTTAATGATATCAGGAAACTCTTATATACTAAGAGATAGTGATGCATTAAGACCACCAAGAGAATTATATTTATTAAGACCAGATCGTATGCACATCAGGTCGGGATCAACAGTAATCCCAACAAGCTACGATTACGTGATCGATGGAGTCACTGTCAATAGCTACAAAGTGGATCAAACGAATGCAATGTCCCAGATCAAGCATATAAAACTTTGGAATCCAATAGACGACTACTATGGTTTGTCACCAATTATGGCATCAGCCTACAATATTGATCAGCATAATTTGGCAGGATTGCACAATGTTGCTCTTCTTAAAAATGGTGCGACGCCATCAGGATATCTCAAATTCCAACCAACAGATGAGACAGGATTATCTACACAATTGACTGATGATCAACGTGCAAGGTTGTTAGAGGATCTAGAGTTTAGATTTCAAGGCACACACAATTCAGGCAGACCAATGTTACTCGAGGGAAACTTTGACTACAAACAACTTGGATTATCACCAAAAGATATGGACTTCTTAGAACTCCTTAACTTATCAGCAAGGGAAATAGCGCTGTGTTTCGGAGTTCCTGCACAAATGATCGGAATACCAGAGGCAAACACTTATTCAAATATGGAAACAGCGAAGCTAGGACTTTATGAAGAGACAATAATTCCGCTCCTAAAAAGGGTTGAATCGGATCTTAACGAATATTTAGCTCCCCTGTATAGTGGTGATATAAGAATTCAGTATGATCTGGATTCTATCCCTGCTATGGCTGAAAAGAGAAAGCAGATATATGAGAACGTAGTACAAGGTGTAGAGGCAGGTATATTAACTCGCAATGAAGCTAGAGATCGATTAGGTTTAGAAGAAGTATCAGGTGGAGATGATTTATATATCCCATCTAATTTATTTCCAATTGGTGAGACTATTGATTCATCTGAGGATAGCGACAAGCCTGTTGATCCTGATGAAGCGCAAAAAGATTATGAGACTGTATATGGCACGAAAGCACAAGTAGATTTCGACACATTCACAACAGAAGAAGAGGCAATCGATCGTGCCGAAGAAATAGGTTGTGTTGGAACACACACTCACGATAAAGATGGTCAAACTGTGTATATGCCTTGCAAAACACACGCAGAGTATGAAAGCGCATTACAAGATCAGAAAGCATTAGATGACTTAGACTTAACACCCAATGATTCTATGGTGACAGAGGCAAAGCGTGGTTTAGAGTGGAGAAAAGAATTTAATAGAGGTGGAACACAAATCGGGGTAACGAGAGCTAACCAAATAGTCAATAAAACAAGATTATCACCCAACACAGTGCTAAGAATGTACTCATTTTTTTCAAGGCACGAAGTAGATAAGCAAGGTCAAGGATTTGATCGTGGAGAGAAGGGTTACCCTTCAGCAGGAAGAATTGCTTGGTCATTGTGGGGTGGAGATGCAGGATTTTCATGGAGCAAAACAAAGCGTAACCAGATCATGCGAGAAGAAGAAAAAGCTGATGCTGATTCATTAAAATTGGGTGATATGGTTTCATGGAATAGTTCAGGTGGAAGAGCGAGGGGCAAAATTATTAAAATTGCTAAATCTGGAAAATTATCTGTACCAAAAACAGACTTTACATTAAATGCCACAGAAGATAATCCTGCGTGTCTCATCAGGTTATATAGAGGTGGCGATCCAACTGACACTGTTGTCGGTCATAGGTTTAGTACTTTACGTAAGTTATAAAAAAACTTAGGAGGTAATATGCCTAGCAGTAACAGGTCGAGTATATCTTTGGCAACAGCTCACGACATAGTCAGAGCGTGGAATCTACCTAATATGAAAAGGCAAAAAGATGTCTTTGAATATTTAGGCTTATCCACCGACTCAGGAACAATGACATTTTATAGACAACAAGCAGAAGAACTAACAGGTATTCAATTACTGCCACACGTTAATAAATCTAATGAAATTGTCAGAATAGAGAGAGCAAATTTACCACCGCTCACAAATAAAGTTAATATCACCGATCACCCTTATTGTATGCTTGTCTTCTCTGATGCGCATTTTGAAGGACATGAAACAGTTTCATTTAAGATAATGTGTGAAGTTCTCAAAGATTTACTTAAAACGAGACAACTTAAGTGCATCGTTGCAAATGGGGATATTATGGATCTTTCTATATTGTCATCTTTTGCAAAATTTCACCTAGAGATAAGACCAAAAGAAAGAACTGTACAGAAGGAGATATATGACTCCCAAGCCCAGATCAATAAAATTCAGAAGATTATAGATAAAGCAAAGTACCCGGTCAAACAACTAGCGACTTTCGGAAATCATGAAACTAGATTATCTAAAGTAGCAATGTCGTGGGGCAGAGCCTTTGAAGATTTGGAGGCTTTTAAGATATCGAGTTTATTTCCTGATTGGGACTGGGCTATGTCACACTTGGTTGATGATACTGTAATGATTAAGCACAGAATGAGAGGTGGTATACACACTGCATATCAAAACTCCATGAGAGCAGGAATAAATATTGTCACAGGACACACTCATCAGCTTAACACAAGAACATTTAATACTTATTCAACTACGTCAATGTCAATTCAGACAGGTCACTTATCAGAGCAGTACCATCCTTATCTTGAAGATAATGTAGCGAACGATTGGAATAATGGGTTCGCAGTTATTACTGTTGATCCACAGGAGAAGACTGTCCACCCTGAACTCGTACAAGTAAATAATCTGTATCGATCTGCATTTTTTAGAGGCAAGAAATATACTGTATGAGAATAGATGACGTGGCAAAGAAATATCCAATGGTGATGATAGATTGGCAGGATCACACTGCTGACGGATCATGGATCTATAATATCAAAGACTGTGATTATGAGATTGCCAGATCAATAGGTTGGCTGATTGATGAAGATGATACAACATATAAGATCGCAAATGCCTTAACAAGGGATTCTGGTGTGGGGGGAGTTAGTGTTATACTAAAGTCATGTGTACTTGAATATTGGGAAATATATGAAGATTAAACAAAGAGCAAATGAAAAAGGCAGAAAAGGAACATTTAAGAAAAGTAGCTGAATTAGGTTGTATTATTTGCAGAAAGATGGGATATCCTGATTCTCCTGCTGAGATACATCATATTAAGAAAGGTGTTATGAGTAAGCGATCAACTCATTTTGAAACAATACCCCTGTGTCCATATCATCATAGAACCTCAAATGAGGCATATCATTTCAATTCAAAGACATTCACAGAAAAGTGGGGAACTCAAGAGCAATTGCTAGAAGAAACTAATATAATGATTTATGGCACGAATAAGGATAGATAAGCGTAAAGACTATAAAGAACAGCTGAGATTGTTTGTCACTCTCAGTAATGCCGTACGAATCCAGATCAGAGAATTATTTAAAAAATATTCAAACAGGGCATCAAGAGAATTTTTAAAAGATTTAAAGATATCCGATAATTATTATGCAGATTTTTATAATGACCTTTTAAATATACTCATAAAATCTTCAACGAAAATAATAGAAGAGATCGATATAAGACTTAAAAGAACGAGAATGGTAAAACAAAATGAGGAGATTGATCCGATTGTAAGCGCATACATAAGCCAATTTACTGCCAATAATGTAGGAGATATCACAGAGACCACACGAAAATATATCAAAAAAGAAATAGAGTTAGGTATTGAAGCGGGTTTAGAGATAGGAACTATTGCAAGTAATATTCGCAAATCGACAGCATTTAAACCAACCAGATCAACTCTAATTGCAAGAACAGAATCACATCAAGCCATGAACTTTGGCAGTTTAGAAGTTGCAAAAAGAATGGGGCTTAAGAAACCGATCAAGGAGTGGGCGAGCGCTTTAGATGAGAGAACTCGATCATGGCACAGCACTATGAGTGGCAAAAGAGTCGACGTTGATAAAGATTTTACTGTGCAAACACCTGTCAAAGGTGGAGGAATAATAGAAAAACCAATGGCTTATCCGGGTGATGCAAAAGGAGGTGCAAGTAATGTGATCAATTGCAGGTGTTTTGTTTTATATTATGATTCAGATGATATCGTTGATTGATATTGTATTAACACATCTTTTATTGTTAGAATACGAATAATTATTGACAGGTTATTTTTATTATGGCAATTGAAACAATTAACAAAGAGGAATTAATGGACACAAACACTTTGGATCTGTCGTGCGAATTTAAACGCATAGATACAGATGAAGATGGATCATTCGAGGGATATGGTAGTGTTTTCAACAATAAAGATTTAGGAAACGATGTTATCAGGAAGGGATCATTCACAAGAACGATCGCTGAAAAGAAACCCAATCAAATAAAATTATTATATCAACACAAAACTGATGAGCCGATTGGTGTGATTGATGCCATAGAAGAAGATAGCAAAGGTTTAAAAATAAAAGGTCGCCTTGCAATGGGGACACAAAAAGGCAGAGAAGTATATGAGCTTATGAAAATGGGTGCATTAGATTCTATGTCAATCGGTTATCGTTT